GCAACGTGGGATATCGGGGCTGATGAGTATGTAGCGGCGGCCTATCCATATTACGCCTATGCACAGCAATAGCTTCGGAGGGAACGAAAATGCCTGATATTTGGATGGACGTTGACACAGCATTAAGCGAAGTTCCGGTCAACATCTTTCCCTTGATTGATGATACAGACTTCAAGACTCGGGAGACCGCCGTGGCCTACAATGCCGCCGGGATGGACCTTGTCTGGAATTTCGTCACCCCTGCCGGAGCTTTCACTCAGACCGCGGTGACGCCGACATCCGGCGGAAACTACGACTGGACGCACCAGGGGGATGGGATGTACACCATTGAAATCCCGGCGTCAGGCGGAGCATCCATTAACAACGATACTGAAGGGTTCGGCTGGTTCACCGGGGTCTGCACGGGGGTCCTGCCCTGGCGCGGGCCGATCATCGGCTTCCGTCGGGCCGCCCTGAACGACCTGCTCATTGAAGGCAGCACGGCCTCCACGAACATGGAGGACTTCTTCGACGGCACGGGCTATGCCGGCGGAACGACACCCCTCAACGTCAACGTGTCATCGATCTCCAATAACGCCATCACGGCAGCATCCATCGCCACTGGCGCTATTGACGCGGATGCCATTGCGGACAACGCCATCGACGCGGGAGCCATTGCCACGGGGGCCATCACAGCGGCCAAATTCGCATCCGGGGCCATCGACGCGGCAGCCTTGGCGGCAGACGCCGGGAGTGAGATTGCCACCGCCGTGTGGGCCTCGGCTACTCGCACCGTTACCTCCGCGGCGAACATTACCAGCACAGGCGGCACGGTCACTCTCGATGGCAGCGGGTATGTCACATATGCCAACGCAGCCCCGCCCACGGCCGCCGCGATCGCAGATGCCGTGTGGGACGAATCTACGACGGGACACACCACCGCCGGGACATTTGGCGCACAGTGCGCTACGGACATTGATGCCATCCTTGATGATACAGGAACCTCCGGTGTCGTGGTGGGCTCCATTGCCAATAATGCCATCACGGCCGCCGCGATTGCGACTGGGGCCATTGATGCCGACGCCCTTGCGGCTGATGCCGGCACGGAGATCGGAACTGCTGTCTGGGCCACTACGACCCGTACCCTCACGGCGGCGACCAACATCACCAGCACCGGCGGGACCGTGACCCTTGACGGGTCAGGCTATGTGACCTACGCCAACGCCGCACCGCCGACCGCCGCCGCCATTGCAGATGCTGTTTGGGACGAAGCGACCTCCGGACATACTTCGGCGGGGACCTTCGGCGAGCAGTGCGCTACCGACATTGACGCCATCCTTACCGACACCGCCGAGATCGGGGCGGCCGGGGCTGGCCTGACGGCAATCCCCTGGAATTCTTCCTGGGACGCCGAAGTGCAGAGCGAAGTGTTTGACGCCCTGGACGCTGCGTTTACGGATGCGACGGGCCTGACAAGCAACGGACTCCTTGACAGGATCAGGACGCTGGGATGGATCCTGCGGAACAAGATTGAAGTGACAGACGCTAACGGCAATACGGTCATTTACAAGGACGATTCAACAACTGCGGCCTTTACTGTCAGCTCCATGCTTACCGATGATTCAACAACCACCACCCGCTTGAGGGCTGCATAAGGGAGGGAGGCGATGGACTTCAAGAGACTGATCGAGCCTTACCAGGAAAACGGGCGGACCCCGGAGGGCCAAATGAAATGGCTGCTGTCAAAGGGAATTCCTCAAGCCAATGTGGACCAAGCCATGCTCTACGTCTACAACGAGATTGAGGGCGGGAAGAAATTCGAGAACGGCCACGAACTCGACCGTTACCTGCTCGAAAAGGCCAAGGAGTTTCAGCAGTCGGACGTTGAGGCCAACGTGAAGCGCCTGCAGGAGTTTTTTGAAAAGTTCAAAGAAGGGTGGCAGGAAGAAATGAAGCGCCAGAACCGTCCCGGTTTTTGGCAGCGTGTTAAAGCGGTGTTTGCTCCATGAATTATCTGCCGTTTGTTAGCTGGGGCATGTACGCGGGCGCCGGGGTCGCGGCGGCCAGGAGGGCAAACTACTTTGCGTCCTGGGGGCTGATGGAGATCCTGCCGACAATATCGGGAATGATCGGCGCGGCCATGTACTACTACCGGAGGATGATGGAGTGAACTTCAAGGCTGTCGTCGGATGGGGATTCTACGGTGCGGCAACGTCAACGCAGCGTGCGAATTTGTGGAGCTCCTGGGGCCTCATGGAGAGCCTTCCGGTTGCAACGCCATCCGCAATTGTATCGTTTCTGGAATCGCTGCCGCTCAGGTTCTGGAACCGTATCCTAGGCAGAGCTCAATTGCAGAAGTCGCAATTCGGGAAAATGTGAAGAATGGAGCGCGGCGATGTCGGAAAACGCATGGATTTTGGTGGTTGGAGCACTGCTAACTGCGCTGCAATTGCTGGCCATGTTCATTTTGCAGCTCATACACAAGAAAATAGCCCTCGTATGCTCAACAAACGCCGCGGAGCACAAGGAGCTGCAGAAGAGGCTCTACGGGCATCGCCACGATAAGGACACGGGGGACGTGGTCGTTCCCCACGAGGTTGCGTGATGAAGGCGGAAGACCGGCATCATTTCATGGACCTGTCAGAGGACAAGATCCTGGCCCTGTGCATCTATTTCGAGGCTCGCGGGGAACCCTTGGCCGGCAAGATCGGCGTCGGATCCGTTGTCCTCAATAGGGCCGATAGGAACGGCATGTACGGTTCAGGCATTCACGGCGTTATTACCAGGCCGGCGCAGTTCTCGTGGCTGAACTCCGCTCCGCCGCAGGCCGCGCAGGATCCCCAGTACGACGAGGCGGTCCGCATCGCGGCAACATTCGACGGCGAATGCACGCGAAACGAGGCATTGCGGCAGTGTGCGCGGCTTGCCTGGCAGCTCCTGTCCGGCGAGATCAAGCGCAACACGGAGGCGCTGCATTACATGACGGGGGCCCTGTACCGCTCGAAAAAATGTCCGCGGTGGGCAAAATCCATGGCGGTTGAGAAAGTGATCGGGAACCATGTGTTCCTCGTATGATGGAGATAAAGATGCCGAAACCGACGAAGGGCGAAACGAGATCTCAATTCATCCAGCGGTGCGTCCAGGTACTGCGCCAGGAGGAGCCGGGCAAGCCCCTGCGCGAATGCCTGGGCAAGTGCTACGGGCTCTGGCGGCAGGCGCACCCGGACGACGAGACCGCGCAGGGGAAGAAAAGGCAAGGGGGGTAGGCCATGAAGTTCGAGGTCTGCGTCATGCACGCGCTGTGCGCCGCGGTCATCCTGGTCCTGGCGCTCTGTGTGGTGACAATCATAGCGGGAGGGCTGTGGTGTTATGAAAAAGTCAAGGAAATCGTCCAGAAGGTGGCAGAAGCCAAAGGAGGCGCGGCCGGAAGACCAGAGGCAGACATCCCTGTTCTGCAAGGGGCAGAAGGCCGTGACGGATGAATACCGGGCCGGCTACGACCGGATCCGGTGGGACAACTAACTGATCTCTGACAACCGGGCAGCTACTCCCCTGGTCGGCCAGCCAGGGGGGCGAGCATGAGAATTAGGGCGGCTGTGAGGAGCCTCACCTTCTCGCTGTCGCCCTTTTTCTTTGCCCAGGACAACGAAAGGAGCGGAGAAGTGAAAACGAATCGGTTCGCAATGATGGCGCTGTTTTTGGCCGTGGCCTTCGTGGCCGGCTGCGCCGGCGCCCAGCTCAAGAATCCGGCCGACATGACGCCCAAGGAAAAGGCGATCCTGGTGATGAAGCTCTACAACAAGCAGGTCGCGGACGTTCTGGCCATGGAAAAACAGGCCGTGTCTCCCGAGCTCAAGGCGCTCGTCGAGAAGAAAAAGGAGTTCCTGCGGCAGGCCGCCGTCCCCATCGACATCTATGTCGGCTACATCGACGGGGGTATGCAGCCCACGGAGGCCATGGAATCCCAGATCGTCGCCCTGATCGACAAGCTGCTGCTCGAGAAGTAAGGAAGGAGGCCCAGACATGGATCCCGTAACCGCATTTGCCGTCGCGTCGGCGCTCAAGCTCGTCATCACGGGCGCGTTTACCCTGGCCGAACAGGCCGGCATGAAGCCGGAAGAAGTCGAGGAGTGCTTCCGGAAAACCAAGGAGGAATACGAAGCGGCCAAGAAGGCCCTCGGATAGACCCCATACCTCCTCTTTCATCACCCCGGGCGGGGGAGTCCCTGCAACCTCCCCCGCCCCTCCACCTGGAGGAAGCGGTGAGCTGGCTCACGCAACTGAATTCCACGAAGCTCGACGAAAGGCGCAACCTTTGGCGCCTGGATTCCGAGCTGCGCTATTTCGACGAAGGCCTCGAGGAGCTCTTCGTGGTGCCGGAGGGGTTCAGGACGAATTTCGCCACCCTCTACATCTGCGCCGGCCGGTTCGTGTTTCGGATCCCGCTCGCATACTGGCTGGCCGCCGACCTGGGGGACGCTGCCGCCACGGTTCACGACATGCTTTACACCCTGCAGCCAGCGGGCATTACCAGGGCAGACGCAGACGGCGTCTTCCTGCGGGCCCTGATCGATTGCGGAGTGCCTCGGTGGAGGGCGTTTCTGATGTGGGCAGGCGTCAGGCTGTTCGGCTGGACGGTCTGGCGCAAGGTCATCCGCGACAAGAACCGCGGGGTCATGGAGGACCCAATAGAACAAACGATTTTTTGAGGAGGAGGCGATGGACAACGACACCAAGGTCACCCTGATCGGAACCGTGAAGAACATCTCAGCCCTGCTGGCCGTGTTCGGGCTGCCGGAGATCGATCCGGCATACCAGATGAAGATCGTGCAGCTCGTGGCCGTCGCGTACCTGGGGCTCGGGATCTTCCGGGACTTCTTCACCAACAAGCCCGACGCCGCGGTTCTCGACAGGCTCGAGGCAATCCTGGCGCGGCTGAAAGGAGCCCAGTGATGTCCGGCAAGAAGTTCACCCTGGAGCAGATCCGCGAAATGCACGCGAGATACCAGCGGACCTATGTCCTCTCGGTGCTGAAGGGCGGCAAGTGGGTCCATACGGTACTGGACGGCAGGCAGTTGCCGGCCATCGACGGGGTCCAGGCCAAGCGCCAGCCGCTGAAAAACGTCATGCCTTTCGACAAGTACATGGAGGCCCACGGTGGCTGAGATCATTTACCAGGCTCAGGAAGAGCTCGCCCCGGAACCCCAGGTCCTCGAGACTCCGCCGGATCGGCCGGACTTCGAGAAGCTGGTCCGTCATTGCATGGATCTCTACGACCTCTTCAAGAAGTCGAAATACCGCGAAAAGGTGAAGAAAGAAATCGCGGAGTCGCGGCGTGTCTACGATCACATCTCGCAGAAAGTCGATTTTCCGTGGCCAAACGCATCCAACATGGTGTTGCCGCTCTACTCGATCACCCTGGACAACCTCGAGCCGCGGATCGTTGCCGCTCTCATGGGCCGGGAACCTATCGTTTCGTTCCAGCCTCCGGAGACAACGCAGAAGGACGACGTTATCCGGATGTTCGAGGACTGGTGGCACAAGGAGCTAAAAAACGTCATCGGCATCGATGAGTTTGGCCGGCGTGCCGTTCACAAGCTCCTGCTGGAGGGAACGATCTTTCCGCTCCCGAGCTACGTTGTCGAGAGCGAAAAGCGGGTCGATTTCGCGTTCGATGAAGCCGGCAACGTCCTTTTCGATGATAGCGGAGCCCCTGTCATGCAGGACATCGAGGAGCCGGTGTTCGAGGGCGGGCACATAGAGCTCGTCCCGTTTGAAAAGCTGTATTTCCCGGACAACATCGGCACGATCCAGGAGTGGAACGCCTGCGACAAGATCCGCGAACTCGAGATGACGTATGCCGAGCTCTGGTCGCTCAAGGACCAATCGGACGCCGGCTGGATGGATATCGGGCCCTGGCTGTTAAGCCATGTCAATAAGGATGGACAAAGCGCCGGCGCGAAGGAATCCATCGCGGAAAATGTCTACGGTGCGTCTGTTACCGGGAAGGAAGTTCTGGACCTGATCGAGTGCCATATCACCTATCCGATCTATCAGGACCAGCACGAGCAGGACGAATCGAAGCACCGCGATTTCCGCGAGGAGCGGATCCTTGTCACCATCGCCACGCAGTCGCGCCGGGTCGTGCGCTACATCCTGCAGCGCGACGTGTTCTTCCCCAACCGATCCATGATCAAACGGATCCGCCTATTCCCGGAAGACGGCGTCAGCTGCGGCAAGCCCCTGTACTCCAAGATGAAGGCGATCCAGGAGGGCGCGTCCGACCTCTTCAATCTGCTGCTCAACATTGCCTACATCGTGGCGGTCCCGTGGTTCTTCTACGAGGAGAAGGCCGGCGTGACCGGGGAAAAGAGAATCTATCCTGGGGCCGGCGTCAAGGTTGACAGCGTCAGGGGAATTGAATTCCCGCGGTTCCAAGTAAGCCCCGCGGAGCTGATACCGGTCATCCAGACGCTCTTCACTCTCTGGGAGCGCGTGGGCAATATCGGTGATCTGCAAATCGGGCGCCTGTCGAACAAGGGAAACACGGCCACGGAGGTCCTGCAGACCATCCAGGAAGGCAATATCAAGTTCAACTACTCCGCCACGACCATCAAGGACGAGTTCGTTGACCTGATCCGGGCCCTCTATGACCACTACTACCAAAACATGCCCATGGACAAGACGTTCAACTGGAACGGACAGCCCGTGATCCTGCCGCGGAAGGCCATGCGCTCCGGATGGAAATTCGTCCTGGCCGGCTCGACGGAGCAGGCCAACAAGCTGATCGAGCGCAAGGAGAACGAAGACCTGTACGGGCTTCTCCGGAGCGACCCGCTGGCAAACGGTCCGGAAATTCTCAAGGATCTGCTCAAGAGCTACGGGCGCACGGAACTGGAACGGTACATCAACCCGGCTGTAAGCATGATCCTGTCGGCTCTCCAGCAAGCTCCAGAGATTGTCCAGGTGATCCAGAAGTACATGCAGACCAAGGCCGAGACGCAGGCCATGATTGAGGGCGCCGGCGAGGAAATCCAATGACGAAGCAAGACATCCTTTTCGACTCCGGCTGGGCCCCTTACCGGGAAATGGAAATCGAGGCTGGAATCGCCATGCTCCGGGAGATCTGGGGCGGCGATTTCTCGCCTGACTATATCCGGGGAGCAGTCGAAATGCTGCGGCGTATCATCCTGCTCCCGCATCACATGGCTGCGACCCCGGAGGCAAAAGAACGGGCAGAGGCTCTCGTCAAGGCCTCGTTTTCCGCCCTGGAGCTGAAGCTCCTGCGGCGAGCTCTGTTCGGTAACGATATGCCGGCCGCAGGGCCGAGTAAACCAGAGGAAGGAGATTGATCATGCCGGAAGATTTCGAGCAGGACGGACTCGTCAACGACGACCCCGGCGTAACCGGGGATGACGGGGACGACCTCCTCTCCGTCGTGTCCCTGGAAGGGGACGAAGGCGACGGGGAAGAACGCGGAACCGACAAGGGGAAGAAAGAACCCACGTCGGTGAAGGACATGGACCCCGAGGTGCTCGCAGCGCATCTCGCCAGGGCCCAGGAGCACATTAACAATCTGAACAAGGCTCTTCACGAGGAACGGCAGGCCAAGAAAAAGGCCGCGGAAAAGAGCGGAGAACCTGCATTCACCAAGGCGCAGCTCAAGGAACTCTGGACGGAGCACCGCGACGATCCGGATGTGCTGTTTAACATCCTGAGCTACATGGCCGACGAGACGGCCCGGAGCGCTCAGGCGAAAGCTGTTGACCAGGTCGAGCTCGTCAACAAGAAGAAGGAAGTGGACGACTACCTGGCCCAAAACTTTCCGGATCTCGCAAACGATTCGTCCCCGCTACGCGCCGGCGTGGACAAGGCGAAGCAGGAGCTCATGCTGACCGATCATCCCTTCGGGGACATCTTGGCTCTCGGGCTCAACAACCTTTTGAACCTGCCGCAGACCGTCAAGGCTGCATACGAGATGGGAAAGAAGGAAGCCCAGGGAGGTGTTAAGCCGATGGACCGCAGAAGGGAGAAAATCAATGCCGGCAATCTGCCGAAGGGGAAGACCCCGAAGGTCGATGCCGAGGGCATGGGAAGCGAAATCCAGAGCCCGGAGATCATGGACGTGGCAAAGCGTATCGGCCTCTCAAAGCAGGGCCAGCAGATCTACGCCAAGATCTTGAAGAACTCAAAAACCCGTTCCGTAACCGTGGAGGGATAGCCGATGAGAACGAGAAAAGCGACTGCACAGAAAACCCCTGATCCCGTTCCGGATCAGGCTCCCGTCCAGCCCGTGGACAGCTCCCAGCTGACGCCGGAGGAGCTGGCCATCGCGAGACGAGTAGCCGCCGAGGGCCCGATCCTGGACCACGGCGAAGAGGGAATGGTGGATTTCTCCCTGGCGGAAGACCCGCTGAAGCTCCCCGAGCCTGCTCTCAAAGAGCAGAGAGAAAAGCGTCTGGCTTTCCGGTGGATCCGCAGGACCCCGGAGCGGATCGATCAGGTGCGTAACGCCTCCCCCCCGCTCAAATGGTGGATCTGCAACCGGACCACGACCCCGTTTCTCGCAAAGTACGTCGATCCGATCCTGGGCGCCGTCGTGCGCCTGGACCTGATCCTCGTCTGCAAGCCGTGGAGCCATTTCATGGTCGAGCAAAACGCAAAGCTGCAGTTGGCCGAAATGGGAACGGCAAGCACGATCAAGGCGAAAGACGGTCAGTCGGACGGAAAGCGAGACAGTTATGAATGGACTGGCGGCACTCGTACCGAAGAGGCCCCCAAGCCCCTTCGGGCCGAGATCAGGAGCGCCCCGCTGCTCGTCGAAGGGAGGGATTTCGACGACAGCGGCCTGATCGATTCGAGCGCGGGAGGCGACCACGACATCATTGCTGACTAAGGAGTAACGCATCATGGCAAACACCGACGCCCCCTTCGGGTTCATCCCCTACGGGCAGTTGCTCGGAGCCAACTGGTATCCGGTGGCGACTGCCTACGGGACGGCGATTTTTGTGGGGGACTGGGTCGAGATCACCAACACCGGCCTGGTCTGCAAGATTTTCGATGGCGAGACGCGCATGGGCGTCGAGATCGACGCCACCGGCGCGGCCGGAGACGAGCTCGGGGCCGTCCTGGCGATTCTCGACCACAACGGCGACCCCGTGAAGTACCTGCCGGCATCTTCCGCCGGCGACGGCGTTGTGGCCGGCTACGTTCTCGTGGCCGATCACCCGCTGCAGACCTACCTCGTGCAGGAAGACGGGGCCGGCACGCCCATCGCGGCGGCCTCCGTCGGCCTCAACGTGGCGATGATCTCCACGCATTCCGGGTCGACGACCACGGGACGCAGCAAGCAGGAGATCGACTCCGACAGCGTCAACACGACCAACACCCTGGCCCTGCGTATCGTGCAGAGCTACAAGGACGACACGGTCGGCAGCGCCTACTGCCGCTGGATCGTCATGCCCAACCCCAACGCGCACTTCAAGTCTAGCGCAACGGCAATTTAAAGGAGGACAAGAGCTATGTGGACCAGATCGAAATTCTTGAACGAGTACGTCCCTGGCCTCTTCGCCCTCGCCGTTGATTCCTACATCACCAGCAGGGCGGAGTCCATGTGGGAGGACATGTGTACCATCAAGACATCCGCCAAGAAGAAGGAAGAGGACTCCATCCGTTCCGGCCTCGGCCTGCCGGTCAGGAAGGGGGAGGGAGCATCCATCACCTACGACACCCAGATCGAGGGCGGCAAGCAGACCTGGGTGCATAGCGTGTGGGCCCTCGCCGTGAGACTCACGGAAGAGGCCATCGACGACAACCTCTACGACCTCCGTGGTGGCGGGAATGCCGACGAGCTTTCGTCCATGTTCCGCGACCTTGGCGAGGCGATGAACGAGAACATCGAGAGCCAGATGGCCCGGTTCCTCGTCTACGGGACCTCGACCACCTACCACACGACGAGGGAGTCCAAGGCGCTGTTCGCCACGGACCATCCGCGTCTCGACAGCTCGACCTTCTCCAACAAGCTGACGGCCTCGGATCTCACCTATTCGAGCTTCTGGGCCGCCGTGGTGGCTGCCGAAAACCAGTTCAACCATCGGCAGTACAAGATCAAGAAGAAGATCAAGAACCTCTGGTTCCCCCCGCAGCTCGAGAAACAGGCGCGGGAGATCCTCCAGAGCCCGGATCGTCCTGACACGGCGAACCGCGCAATCAATGCCTACGCCAAGAGCGGCCGAAACATCGGTCTGAAGTCCTGGCCGCACCTGACGGACACGGATGCATGGTATCTCCAGCTCGACGGCCGGGGGATCATCTTCTTCTGGCGCCGGAAAACTAGGTTCGGCCGCGAGCAGGACTTCCAGACCGGCGACTGGATGTGCAAGGCTGATCAGCGGTGGTCGGCAGAAATCGCAGACGAAAGAGACTGGTTCGGGAACGTCCCGGCCTAAAAAGGAGGTTCCACCATGGGAATGACCAACCTGACCATCGGTCCGTGGAACGTCCTCGGCGGGCTCATTCTGCCGTCCACTCAGGGGAACGTCTTTCACGTCAAGCCGTACTCCGGCTCCAATGACAACGACGGAAAATCCCCCGAAACGGCGGTGAAGACCCTGGCCAAGGCTCTCAGCCTGGCCACGGCGAACCAGAACGACATCGTTCTGCTCTACGCCGAGTCGAACACGGCCGCGAACACGACGGACTACCAGAGCGCCACTCTCAACTGGAACAAGGATGCCGTTCACCTGATCGGCGTCAACAACGGCGTCGGCATCTCTTCCAGGTCGCGGGTGGCTTTCACGTCAACCTACAACACGGCGTCGAACCTTTTCACGCTGTCGGCAAACAACTGCCTGATCGCAAACGTCCAATTTTTTGCCGGCGTTGCGGGAACGAACCCCACCGGGTGCTTCGTCCTGTCCGGTGACCGTAACCGCATCGTCAAGTCTCATATCGCCGGCCTCGGCCATGCGAACAACGACATCGCCGGCGCGTTCTCGCTCAAGATCTCCGGCGACGAGAACCTGATCGAGGATTGCGAGATCGGCGTCAACACCGTGACCTTGGGGGCCGCGGTCAACGCGCAGATCTATACGGACAGCTCGGCCACGCGGATTCATTTCCGCAACTGCCGCGTCCGGACGTACACCAACCACGCAACCAACCACATTTTCCTGCGGATGTCGGCAGGAACGATGGACCGGGAAGTCATTTTCGAGGACGTTCTCTTCCTCAATCCGACCTATTCCGGTTCCACGACCATGACGCAGGCTGCCGTTATCGCAGCCGGCGGATCTCCTGCCGGCGGCGTCCTGCTGGTCGGGAAGACCAGCGTCGTCGGCGCCACGGATTGGAATAGCACCGACGCAGGAAACGTGTTCGGAATGGGCACGGGAGCGATCACGGCCGGCAGCCACGGGCTGGCAGTCGCGGTCACGAGGTAATAATTCAGCCAACCAACGAGAGGGGCGGCGGTATGCCGCCGCCCCCCAACATCAATCCGGAGGAAACATGCTTTACTGTACGCGATGCAACAAGGGCTACGACGACTACGGCGAGGGCGAATGCCCGCGATGCGGACGGACGCTGTACAGGCCCGCCGATGCTCCCGTGGAATCCGTTGAGCCAGCGGAAGGTCCGGCCGAGGAGCCCAAGCAGAAGAAGAACGGGAAGGCGAAATGAGCAGGGGCGCGGTTGCAGAAGTGCATCTCGACTCTGAGCCTTTGGTCCAGGGGACCGTCCAGGTCGGCGGAACGGCGACGTTCACGGACAGGCGGCAGGAGTTCCGGAGCTGCGGCGTCGATCCGGGCCTGAGCCTGTACTGCGAAAATGTCACGGATGGGTCTGCCGGAACGGTAACGGGGGCCGACGAGAACACCGTGACTTGCGCCCTGTCTGGAGGATCGGCAAACGTCTGGGCGGCCGGCGATGCCTACAAGATTTACAAAACGTCGACGAAGGATTCCGAGATCTCGAAGATCTGGATCGACAGGCGTGCCGGCAGGAAGGTCACCGGGAAGGATCGGCTGGAAAAGGGCATCCTCCCGGAAGATATCGATCTGGACGAGTACAGGGACAACATCTTCGGGCCGGGGCAGCCCGAGAGGAGTTAGCGCATGGGCAATACGGCTGGCGTTTATGGGGGCCTGCACCTGGATGTCCTGGAGCGGCTCGTACTGTGGGAGATGGGACAGGTCCAAGGCACAACCGTCAGTTACAGCGTCTATCCCAGATGGCTGATCCGTCAAAAGCTCAACGACAGGCAGAACACATTCGTCCAGGAGACGCATTGTCTGCGCCGGCTGGCTCTGATCCCGACAGTCCAAGGCCAACGCCTGTATCGTCTGCCGTCGAATTGCATCGACGACGGCGTGATCAATGTGAAGCTCTTCACGTCATCGACGGCATACGATGAGCTCGAGATTCGCGATGTCGATTGGCTGGATACTCACCGCGCCGGCTGGCTTACGGCCGAGGAGTCAACCCCAGAGCTGGCCTATCACGGCGGGTCGATGGGATCCATCCCTCTTCTCGGAATCTATCCGCCGCCCAACGCAACTGGCGTCGCCTATGCGACAGGCACGGATGTCGGGATCTCTGTCGGAACGGCCCTCGGAACGACGCAGCAATCGCTGTATGGGACAGCAACGGGAGGATCCGGCACGACGCTGGTCGATACGGGCACGACATTTACGAACTACGGGCTTGCGGCCGGAATGTGGGTCCGAAACATCACGGACGGCAGTTCGGGGATGATAACGGGCGTCGCAACGAATACGATCACATGCTCCGGAGGGTTCTCCGGAGGTTCCGCGAATGCGTTTTCGGCCGGCCACAGCTATGTGATCCTTGCCGGCGAATACGCCGTCAGAGTCGATCACGAGCGCGAGGTCTACATATACGGCAACCGTCACGGGGCCCTGGGCGATATCACCGTTCCGGAAAACACGCTGCTCGTCGAATATGTGCCGTTCCCGGTTCAGTTTCGATGGGACGAAACGGCGACTGATGCCAATCAAGGGAATGCCTATGCTTACCCGGAGATCCCGCGCAACTACCACAAGGCCCTCTATTGGGGCGTCGTGAGCGATCTGCTTCGGACCTTCCATCAGCAATCAAAGGAATTTGAGAGAGCGACATATTACGAGGAACTCTTTCAAGCGGCAGTATCGCAAGCGAAAGAGAATAAGGACCGCCGGCCGTTCAAGGAGAAAGAAGTGTACGTTGTTCCAGCCAAGAGGTGATCATGCCGTCTGCTCTTCTATTTTTCCATAAGGGGCTAACAGCCGATGCCGTTGATTGGTTCATGGAGCCTGGGCATATTCCCTATTTTTTGCCAGATGGAACAGCTCGAGGACAGTCATTTTATTGGTGCATGACAGATGGAAGGCTGGACCTGACATATGGTCTTAAAAAAGTAACGGTAACGGACATGGAGGCGACGTGTTTCGACCTCTACAAAATGGGTCCGTACATTTGGAATTTCACGACTAATCGGCTTTACAGTATATATGTCGGAGGCTCTCCGCCTCACGGTGTTACCGAGTATGGGAACTTTCTGGCAGCACCTTATGCAAGACAATTCAAAACCGCCAGATACAAAAAGTTTTGCATCCACAAAAGGAATTACAACAATCTTTACAGCCATTTGATGGTTGACAAAGAAGGCAATGCTTTTTTTGCTGCCGTCAATAACCCATCCGGCGCTCCGTCTGGGTCTGCCGGGGCCGCTGGAAGTCCAAACGGCGTCTACAAGCTGTATTATTCGTTTTTAATCACATATCCGAATGGGATGGTGTATGAGACTGGG